GACCGAAATCCCGTCTATCGGTATTGATTGTGTCTGAAATGCTGCCGGTGGGGGGATAAAAATCGCTAATTGTGAATTTTTTACAGACCGGCGTTCCCTCTCACACACAAAAACCAAGGTTCAAACGGGGGATTAACCCCGAAAATATGAAAACAAGCCGAAACCTACACAGTTTCGGCTATTTTTCTCTCAAAAGGCAGGTGAAATCAGATGGCAAAGGACGGCACAAGAAGAGGCGGCAGACGAGTTCGTGCAGGCGATAAGCCGAAAGCCCTCTCCGACAAAATCGCAGAGGGCAAGGATGCAGATATTATAGAATTTCATGCTCCGGAATTGGACGCAGATGATCTGGACGATGCTGCTGATTTGACCGGTGCGGATATGCCAAGCCCCAGTGCATACTTGTCTGCCCAGCAGAAGAACGGAAAACCGCTGGGAGCAGACATTGTGTACAAAGAAACATGGCTCTGGCTGAAACAGCGTGGCTGTGAAAAGCACGTCAACAAACGGCTGCTGGAAAGTTACTCGCAGGCATTCGCCCGATTTGTACAGTGTGAAGAAGCCCTCAGTACCTATGGACTGCTGGGAAAACACCCGACCACGGGCGGCGTTATTGCTTCCCCGTTTGTGCAGATGAGCCAAACATTTCAGAAACAGGCAAATTTGCTCTGGTATGAGATTTTCGATATTGTAAAGCAGAACTGTACGACCAAATTTGACGGTACGCCACAGGATGATTTGATGGAACAGCTTCTGAGCAGCAGAAAGTGAGAAATACATGAAAGAAGATACCCGGTTCTGGCGAGATTTGAAAGCCAATCGCCAGAAGATGACCAAGCAGCAATACCGCACGCTCAAGGGGTGCGGGTTGCCAGTGGCAACCTCTCGCAAAGCGAGAAGCACCGACCGAGGCGACAGCCGAGACCTGGCGGTCAGTGGAAAAGTACTGGACGCCAGAAAAGGCTTACAGAAAGTTTTGAAGCGGAGGAATGGAGCATGACCACAACTACAGAATTTCAGCTTGTTGACATCAACAAGTTAGTACCCTATGCAAATAACGCCAGAACCCACAACAAGGAACAGATCCTGAAACTTCGCTCTTCTCTGCGTGAGTTTGGCTTTGTGAATCCGGTCATTATCGACCGGAAATACAATGTGCTGGCTGGACATGGACGCATCATGGCGGCAAAGGAAGAAGGTATTGCAGAAGTTCCCTGTGTGTATGCCGACCATCTGACAGAAGCACAGAAGAAAGCGTATATTCTTGCTGACAACCGGATGGCATTGGATGCAGGCTGGGACGAAGAACTGCTGTCTGTAGAAATGCAGGAGTTGCAGGAACTCGGCTTCGACCTTTCCATGACCGGATTTGATGAAAAGGAACTGACAGATCTGCTGGGTGCGGATGCAGATGGCGAAGCAAAAGAGGACGACTTCGACCTGTCCACCGCCTTAGAAAAGGCAGCTTTTGTCCAGCGTAGCGATATTTGGACAGTTGGCAGACACAAGCTGATGTGCGGTGACGCTACTTCTGCGGAAGATGTATCTGCTCTCATGGGAGATACGAAGGCAAACCTCATTCTGACCGATCCGCCCTATGGCGTTTCGTTTAAGAGTGCCAGCGGTTTGACCATACAAAACGACAGCATGAAGAACGAGGAGTTTTATACATTTCTGCTGTCCTCCTTTCAGCGAATGGCTGAGCATCTGGAAAAAGGCGGTTCTGCCTATGTGTTCCATGCAGATACAGAAGGTCTTAATTTCCGCAAAGCATTCATTGATGCCGGATTTCATCTTGCAGGCTGCTGCATCTGGGTAAAAGACAGCCTTGTGCTGGGACGCTCGGATTATCAGTGGCAGCATGAACCTGTGCTGTATGGCTTTATGCAGAATGGCAAGCATCACTGGTATTCCGACCGTAAGCAGACGACCATCTGGCATTTTGACAAGCCGAAACGCAACGCCAATCACCCCACCTCTAAACCGCTGGACTTGCTTGGCTATCCCATCGGCAATTCTACACAGGAAAATGGCGTGGTAATGGACACCTTTGGCGGCAGCGGTTCAACCCTTATGGCTTGTGAGCAAATGAATCGCACCTGTTACACCATGGAACTGGATGAAAAATATGCCTCGGTGATTCTTCGCCGGTATGTGGAAGATACGGGAAATGCCGATGGTGTGTATGTTATCCGTGACGGGAAGCAGATTGCATACTCTGAACTGGTAAAGGAAGTGGAACTTTCCGATGATTAAAATTCTCCGTGCAGATGCCTTGGAAGGACTGCGAACACTTCCAAATGACAGCGTTTCCATGTGTGTCACAAGCCCACCTTATTATGGCTTGCGGGATTACGGCAATGCTGGTCAAATTGGAATCGAAGATTCTCCAGAACAGTATATACAAAAGCTGACTGCCATATTTCGAGAAGTACGGCGAGTGCTTCGACCGGACGGAACTTTGTGGCTGAACATCGCCGATAGCTATGCCGGAAGTGGAAAAGGAATCGGTCGAAAGCCTACACATTGTAAGCATTCATATCAAATTCCAGCGGACAGTGCTGCGGCTGCTATGCCAACTACATGGAATGCTATCAAACCAAAAGATATGATTGGAATTCCATGGATGTTGGCGTTTGCCCTTCGTGCAGATGGTTGGTATCTCCGTTCGGACATTATCTGGAACAAGATCAACTGTCTGCCGGAAAGTGTAAAAGATCGCCCCACAAAGTCTTATGAACATTTGTTCTTGTTTGCAAAATCCAGCCGGTATTACTACAATGCAGCAGCAATTATGGAACCTGTAGCGGAAAGCAGCCTAAAACGATACGCTCGTGGTCGCTCTGGTCGAAACAAGTATGGCAGATTTTCGGAACAGGGCATCAATGGGACAGATTACAACGAACGAATGCAGGGAAAAACCATGCGAAACAAGCGAGATGTCTGGAATATCAGCACCAACTCTTACCGCATGAGAGAACATTTCGCTATGTTTCCGGAGCAGTTGGTAGAACCCTGTATTTTGGCAGGCTGTCCAGAAGATGGTGTGGTTCTTGATCCGTTCTTCGGAAGCGGAACTACTGGTGCAGTTGCCAAGCGACTGCATCGGCAGTGTATCGGAATTGAACTAAATCCAGTCTATTGCAAAAAAGCAGAAGAACGAATCGCATCTGTCTGATTCTCACAAATGACAGCCGAAACATTCTACACATCTCACAGTTGCTATCTGTGGAAAAAAGAGTTAACATATGTACTGCCGAAAGGCAAATCACCGAAAATCGGGAGGAAAACATATGATAATTGAATTTCATCTTGCAGGAGAAAATCGAAAGAAACTGGCGTGGGCGGTAGCCATGATCATTGGAACAACAGCAGAATATCAGTATATGCCCACCTGTGCCTACAAAATCGGTGAATGCTACACTGTTACCAAGTCCGGTAATCTGGAAATCAGCGACCAAGCCGACCGTAAGGAAACAGAACGGCTTTTTGCCGAACTGGCAAATCAGGGCTATGCTGTTCCGGATACATCAGAACCGGAATCCAAAGGCTTGACCGTGCAGATGCCAGCTGATTTCTTCACGGAACATGCACTGGGAAATCTCCGGCAGATCTGCGAAAACAAGGCCGCCCTTTTTCAAACTGCTTTTCAAACCGATTCGTTGGACATCATTTCATCGGATGAAAAGGTGGAATTTCCGTGGTTCACGGTCGAACAGGATGGTGATGCAGATGCCTACTGCACCTTCATTTCCATGCTCTGCGAATTTGCCAAGAACCAAAGCCGCATCAACCGCAAGCCGGACACCTCCGACAATCCCAAGTACACCATGCGGTGTTTCCTGATTCGTCTGGGAATGGTGGGAGCAGAATTCAAGGCGGCAAGAAAGGTCATTCTTCGGCATCTGTCCGGCAATTCCGCATTCAGAAAGGTTGGTGATACGGATGCCGTTTCCGAGTGAATCATATTTGGAACAGTTGCGAAAAAAGTACCCTGTTGGAACAAAATTACAGCTGCTTTCTATGCGGAATGAAAAATATCCGGTTCTTCCCGGAACAGTCGGCGAGGTCACGCATATTGATGATGCGGGCAGCATTCATATGCGGTGGGAGAACGGTTCTTCCCTTGCTCTGATTCCCGAAATCGACAGTTTCCAGACCGTATCCGAGGCGAAAAAATAAGGCGGCACCTCCTCCATTGTACAGTATGTTACCATACAATCGCAAGAATTGCAAGAGTGTATTCTACACAATCTTTTGACCTCATTTTCTGTAGATTTAGCCGCTTGCTATCTCCTCCGTTTAGAGTTAATATGGTTACAACGAAAGGGGTGCGGGTGTCCGGTGGACACCTCTGCGAAGCAGAAGCACCGACCGAGGCGACAGCCGAGACAAAGCCCGAAAACCGCTATTTTACGGAGGAAAACATTATGAACGCTAAAACAGAAAGACAGATTGAAAACCTGAAAAAGCAGACCATCGGCGTAGAGATTGAGATGAACCACATCACCAGAGAACGAGCTGCCAAACTTGCCGCCAACCATTTCGGCACAGGCAGATACGAATACACTGCCAGCCGAAACGGCTACAGCACTTGGTCGGCATGGGATGCACAGGGCAGAGAATGGAAATTCCAGAAAGACGTCAGCATTGCAGGATGCGATGCCGAAAAGTGCGAACTGGTCACGCCGATTTTGAAATACGAGGACATTGAAACCTTACAGGAACTGGTCAGAAAGCTTCGCAAAGCTGGAGCAATCAGCCATGCAGGCATCGGAGCCGGAGTACACATTCACATTGGAGCAAACGGACACACACCGCAAACCCTGCGAAACCTCGCCAACCTTATGGCGAGCCACGAACGGCTGATTGCAGATGCCCTGAAAATCGACCAAGGCAGAATGAACCGATATTGCAGAACGGTCAATCCCCAATTCATCGAACAGCTGAACCGGAAAAAGCCAACCAACATGGCACAGTTCGCAGACATCTGGTATACGGCGAACGGGGCAAATTACGGCAGAAATCAGCACTACAACGACAGCCGATACCATATGCTGAACTTCCATGCAACTTTTACAAAAGGCACAATCGAATTCAGACTTTTCCAGTTTGACAAACCTACAACAGAAAAGAAAAATGGACTTCATGCCGGACAGCTGAAAAGCTACATACAACTTTGCCTTGCCCTTTCCGAAATGGCAAAGGGACTGCGAACCGCCAGCC